CGGGTCCGCTCACGCGGTTCCTAGGAGCAAGAGGTGTCCTCTATAAAGAGACGCCCACTCTGGCTAGAGTAACCAGGCAGACCTCCGGAGCCCTATCCCTTAGGGCCCCGGCTACGGCTGTCTGAACCGCTCGTCCATCTTGAGGCGCGGCAGGAAACTGTCGCCCCGAGGTGGCCAGAGAATCACGGACTGACTTAATCAGTCTGATCCTAAGGCTCGAGGAGGCTCCCCTGCGCTTAGATTCCCAGTACCCGCATCGCGGGACTTGTGAAAGACGCGCAGGCCCTTCCTGACCAGGGAAGTCAGGGGTACCTACTGTCCAGTCGGATTGCCGTAAAGACAGACCCGGGCCCAGGCTAAGAGCCGGAAACCTCTTGTTCTTTCCAGAACTCGAGAGTCTCTAGCTCCCAACCCTCCCGGATCATCTCCAAGGCACCCGGCTCTTGCCATTCAAAAGCAAGCGGTAGTGTCGCCGCACAGGCACGTGCGACGTCTATTGCGAAGTGAGACATCCGTCTCGCCCGCACTAGCAGTCGCATGTCGCCTGAAGGCGCAAGCCCCCACACCGTAGGCTGTAACCAGTCTCCGGGGCTAAGTGGAATACTCAGGTCCGCCAGCTCCCATTCAGAATGTTCCGTTTGGTCATTCTGTTTGAGCTGCACGGCCTGTGCTGGGTGGCCAACCTCGATCAGCTCCCGTGCCCATTGCTGTGCATTGGGTATATGAGTGAAGTCGAAGTTGGCTCCACAGTCATCCTTGTCCGGGGCCATCAGAACCCACCCTTTTAGGAGGGCAATGAGGTTCCCGGATAGGGTAGACATCCACTTAGCCTGACTTTCTCGAGCACGCCGGATCGCGGTAAAGCTGCGATACCGGAGAATCTCGAGCTCCAGAACGCCAGACTCGCACGGCAAGGGTCCCATTACGGGATACCTTGACGTACTAGCTTCAGCGGTGGATGAGTCGAGCCTTTTAAAGCTCGGCTCTTGCCGGATCACTGATGGGTTAAGCCCTCGGGTGCCTAACAGGTACTCAAGAGGGTAGACCATCAGCCCGCCCCACAGCGCTGGCTGCACTGCGAGTGGTGCCTCTGGTCCTAGCAGTGATGCTAGGATGTATCGCCATGCTCGAGTCATCTGTCTTTGGATAGACAGATGCTTCGATGCCGCGTAGAAGGTCTGGTGAGAGATGAGAAAGCCACGCAGTAGTAACGTTTCCACCAGGACTCTCAGTCCTGATAGATTCGTCACACACTGTGCAACTAACGCACCCGACACTCCAGTCACCTCTGTCCCGTTACTGAACACGCGTTTCGCGAATTCAGCAACACCAGGGCCATTAATCGACTTACTGTCATTAATGGTCACACCCAGTTCGGCCATAAGGATTCTGTACTCCTCGGCTACCGCCTCGTCGAAGATGACTATGTCATCTCCTAAGAGCGCATAGCCTTGGAACAGCCCCTCGTACCCAGCAATCCGGGCTGCGATTTGGACGACCACGTGATGTGCAAGCGCGAAGCTTGCCCATGACGAGAGCGTCCCCATCGGTTGCCCGGCAGCATAGCGGTACCCTACACCCTTGTACCAGTAGTCACGGTCCACCAGAAGAGTCTTCCAGTGTTCGGCGACCTCTGGCCCTATTAGGACGCCTAGTGTAAGGACAAGGAAGCGAACCGGGAATCGGTCGGTTGCCGCTGAGAGATCGTAGCTGTAAAGCTTCGTTCCCTTTTTGGTTTCCTCCCGAACTCGGTCCGCCGCCTTTCCTTGATCCCAGGTCCCATCCATCGGCAGTTTCCGCAACTCCCCCATAAGGAAGTCGTGGAGCGGCCGTAGAAGGGTCTGGGTCCAGAAATCCGAGATCGCAAAGATCCGCATTTTGCCTAGAGGCTCCGCTTTGGTCCCAAGCTTTCCAATGATTGCTTTGGATTGAGGTAGAGTCTTTTCGACAATGGGATACTTGTTGACCATCGGGCTGGTCACTAGAGATAAGGCTTCTACCGAGTGGATTAAGAATGGTAGTCCCCAAGCCTTCGCTAAGAAGGTAAAGGTTGTCCAGACGGAGCTATGCCGCAAAGCATAAGCATCCCAATGAGCAGCCAGAACCGCGTGCCCGTTCGGTCCCGTTCTGTTGGACACCTTAACGATGTCTTTCAGCCCGGTAACCTTACGAGGTGGGTGGAACTGGCCTACTTTCAGCCACTTAAGGGCCACCTTGATTCTCTTCTGAAACGTCGCCTCTCGGGAAGGGCTGGGAGCCCAACTCGATGGTTCCGTAATAGTCGAGGTCTTGATGTCCCCCTTATGGTAGATTGTCCTTGCGACTCCGAAGAGTGTGAGAGCAACCCGAACCGCAGCGAGATTCCCTGAGTATATAGCACGGCGCAATGCGCCGGGCAATATAGCAGGTACTCCCTTACGAAGGCGGACGGTCGACTTCCCTTTTCCAAGGGGAGAGCCGGCCAACCACTTCAATAAGGCTCGCTGAGACTCCTTAAGGTAGGAACCCGCGCCCTTCGCGCCTCGGGTCGCTTTTAGTTTCTTCAAGCGACCAAAGAACGCTAGGGGTTCGGCAACTGCCCACTGGGGGAGCCCAACGAGGGTTAGGACGAAAGTGTAAACTTTCGCCCACGACCCTCCGAAGGCTGCAAAGATAGGTCTTGACTTCATCTTGTTTAATATAATTAGTCCCCTTGACTGATTTATTAGACAGGCAAGTCAGGCCTGTCTCCGGACTACGGCGCAGGGGTCTAGGAGCGGGGCTCCAAAGAACACCCCACGGCTTAGCACTGGGCAATCGACAGTCGGAGTAACTGGGGCGTGAAGTTCGGTTTATCGTCCTTCACACAATCACCTTCAATGCGCATCGGGGGGACACGCCACCGAAAGGTGCGCCCGCCG